TAGTCCCCATTCTCAATCCCGGGACTATCAAGTCCGATGTCCGTAGCAGTACTAATTTAGTTAGTACCAGTGACTTATGTTGAGATACGAGTCACGGCGAGTAAATACATTTAAATACTACGCGAGTATGGCGAAATTGGCAGACGCACTTGGTTTAGGTCCAAGCGGGCAACCGTGGGGGTTCGAGTCCCTCTACTCGCACCAATCATTTAATATGCCCCGATGGTGGAATCGGTAGACGCGGGAGACTCAAAATCTCTTGCCCAAAAGGCGTGGGGGTTCAAGTCCCTCTCGGGGCACCAACGATTTCAGAATTTGGGCCCTTAGCTCAGTAGGTTAGAGCGTCCGACTTTTAATCGGAAGGTCCTGGGTTCGAATCCCAGAGGGCCCACCACAATTCAATTGCCCTGTTAGTTAAATGGTAGAACGACTGTTTCGTAATCAGTAAGCGGCAGTTCGATTCTGCCATAGGGCACCAAGTTTGCTCCCTTAGTTTAGCGGTAAAACACCTGGCTTATATCCAGCATCGTCTCCAGATTAGAGAGCGTCACAGGTTCGAATCCTGTAGGGAGTACCAAAACATTATGCACGGGTGGCGAAACGGCAGACGCGGTATCTTGAGGGGGTATTATCAGAAATGATGTGGAGGTTCGAATCCTCTTCCGTGCACCAATTTTTTTCAAAACTAATAGATTATTTATAGATTTTGGTTGCACTAAGTCCAATCATAGTGTATATAATATAGACAGTCTAAATATGATAATATATAGGAGTTAATCATGGCGGTACTAGCCTTAGACATTTCGGGTATTCCAAGAACATGGATTACCAACGACGAAGCAATTAGCTATCATGCTAAGAACTTGGTTGTCTGGACTTTAGGAGATGTCATCGCTAAGTATCGCGGGGGCATTCAGAAGAACGGCCGACAGAGCTACCTCGAAACACCGAGCATCATTGCAGTACGTGGTACGGGGTTCGATTTTCGCAAGCACAACAAAGTTATCTTGACGAATCGTACACTGTTTGCTCGTGACCGTAACACTTGCGGCTATTGCGGTGATCATTTTGGACACACGAGACTAAGCCGAGACCACATCGTTCCTAAGTTTCACGGTGGAATTGATGAATGGACCAACGTTGTTACGGCTTGCATCCCTTGCAACCAAAAGAAGGGCTGTAAGTCTCTCAAGCAATCTGGTATGGAACTTCTTTATGTTCCCTACGAACCGAATCACTTTGAAAACTTGATTCTCCAAAATCGCAATATTCTTGCAGATCAGATGGAGTATCTAATGACGGGTGTTCCTAAGCACAGTCGGATTATTGATCTTAATTAGAAAAATAATCCGACTCTGCACACGAAGTTAAATATCATAGATGAAAGTTATGTTCCTTGGTAGCACAGTTGGTAGTTGCGTCGGACTGTTAATCCGAATGTCGTTGGTTCGAGCCCAACCCAAGGAGCCAAAATTAATGCCCCTATAGCTCAGTTGGTAGAGCGCCTGCCTTGTAAGCAGGAGGCGGTGGGTTCGAAACCTGCTGGGGGCACCATTTACGTAGATCGGGCCGCGTGATGTTTAGCTGCATCGAAAATGACACAGCATCTCTCAGCAGCATAAGCCTTAGGCGGGTTGGCTGATTGGTTGTCATTCCCGGCTTAGTCTCCTTAGCTCAGCTGGATAGAGCAACAGACTTCTAATCTGTAGGTCGCTGGTTCGAATCCAGCAGGGGACGCCAGATTTTTTAATACGTGATGTATAAGATATAAATAGATTCATGGGGAATTAGCTCAGTTGGTAGTAGCGATAGCTTTGCAAGCTATAGGTCATCGGTTCGAACCCGATATTCTCCACCAAAAATTATCGGAGTGTAGCGCAGTCTGGTAGCGCACCTGGTTTGGGACCAGGGGGTCCTGGGTTCAAATCCTAGTACTCCGACCAAAATTAGCTCAGGTAAAGAGTGCTTTTTGTGCAACTGGAATAAATACAGTTGAGTAAAAGGAACTTATGATGTACACATGTGAATGCGGTAAAGAGTTTGATTCGGTCCGAAAGTTGAATGGACATAAGAGTGTTCATCGCCCAGAAGGCAGATATTCAGTCTCAAGAGCAAAAAATCCGTTATGTGAATGTATGTATTGCGGGACAGAGTTTCGTAAAAGTGCAGGAACTAAAAACAAGTTTTGCTCAACCGATTGTTCATCAAAATACACTTGGGAACATATTTCAATCCCTCGTATTGAGCAGGGATTGGGAGGAAACTTTAAGAGATATCTTAAAGAAAAAGTAGGTGATTATTGTGCTGAATGTGGGCAAGAAAGTACTTGGAATAACAAGCCTCTTGTGTTACAGTTAGATCACGTTGATGGAAACAGCGATAATAACGATTTAGCTAATCTAAGATTGCTATGTCCTAATTGTCACACGCAAACAGAAACTTTTGGTAATGCAGGGCAAGGTAATCGCTATAAAAAGCATACTAAGCGTAATGCATATCTAAGAGAATATAAAAAATAATGCCCGAGTGGCGCAGCGGAAGCGCAGCTCCTTTACACGGAGAAGGTCGTCAGTTCAATCCTGGCCTCGGGTACCATCTTCTACAGAACTACACACATTATGTGTGTAGTTTTTAGTTTTTTGATAAATAGTTATTCACTGATTAACAGTGGGATATAAGGGGTTTTATGAGTTGCAAAAGATTAATAAACACCTCCTGGTTAAAGGTTTTATAGAAGAGGCACCAGGGCCCGATTATGTATCAGTCTTGAATGACTGGTTTCTTAGGCTCGTTGATGCTATCGACATGAAGATTCTCATGAATCCTCACTGCGTGTGGTGTGATGACGACGGTAATGAAGGCGTTACCGGTGTAGTAGGTATTACTACTAGTCACAGTAGCATTCACTTTTGGCCAGAATATTATATGTTTGATCTTTATTCTTGCAAGGAATTTGAGGTTGAGACCGTTGTTGAAATGCTTAAGGAGTTCAAAACTCACAGCCTTCAATATCAAGTGATCAACCGAGATACCGGAGAAATGCTTGATGACGGTTTCCTTAACTTAAAATCAATTTCAGCATAAAAATACGTACCAGTGAAGTGTTACGGTAGCACATCGGTCTCCAAAACCGTGAGCCGGGGTTCGACTCCCTGCACTGGTGCCACATTGAAAATAGTGCTTGACATTACTCTCAAGAGGTCGTATGTTAAGAACATAGTCAAGCAATTGACTGTTCTTTGACATTGTTGAATTAAGTTTTTAATATGCGAGTATGGCGAAATTGGTAGACGCCTCAGACTTAAAATCTGATATCTTAATGGTGTGCCGGTTCGAGTCCGGCTACTCGCACCAAACTTTAGACTTGTTACGCTATCACTGCGATCTTCGGTTCGAAACGATGACAGTAGATGTGGTGTAAGGTAGCACTCCGCCCGACGATAGGCCGTCATGGCGGCCGACAATAGGGGGGAAGTTCGGGTTTCGAAGTCCCGAAGCTATGTTGCAGTGATAGCGTAACAAGTTTATGCACCCATCGTCTAGTGGTCTAGGATGTCGCCCTTTCAAGGCGGGGACACGGGTTCAAATCCCGTTGGGTGTACCAAATAATACTCATGTTGGGTATGCTGTATAAATATACACGGTCCAAAGATAAGGATCAAAACACAAAAGGAAAACAAAATGAAGAAGATTATTGCAATTGCTAGCTTGGCTAGCGTACTTACACTTGGTGCTTGCTCCGAAGAAGCTGCTCCTGCGGTTGACGCAAGCGACGTAGAAGTTGCTGAGGCTGTTGAAGCTGCCGATGCTGCTGCTGAAGGTGCAGATGAAGTAGCTGCTGAAGTAGCTACCGAAGTTGCGCCTGTCGCTGCCGCTCAATAATAGAAGTAAGTAAAACGATTATCGAGGACATCATCATGGGACAAGTTATTCACATAGACTTCTCTACTAGAAATCATTATCAAAATGAACTTTCCGCATATCTAAATTATCTACGAACGGGTGGCTTAGACGAAGATGATGTCCTCGACATTCAAGATGCAATTCTTGACAAGGACCGCTATTTCGAAGCAGACGAAATCATTCAAGAGTTTGCAAACGGCTGGTTCGAAAAATTTCAATAAAGTTTAATGGGTCGGTAAAGCTAGTGGCTCTAGCAGTTGGACTGTAAATCCAATCCGTCTTCGGGGGAGGATCGATACCTCACTGGCCCACCAATGCAATACTCCCGTAGCTCAGGTGGTTAGAGCGCATGCCTGATAAGCGTGAGGTCGGCAGTTCGAGTCTGCCCGGGAGTACCAATTATAAAAAGTATACGTCAAGCGTACCTACATAAATATTAATACGGAAGCGTGACCGAGTGGTTTATGGTTCTGGTCTTGAAAACCAGCGAGGGTGAAAGTCCTCCGTGAGTTCGAATCTCACCGCTTCCGCCATCATTCATTAGGAGAAAGATGTGTCATACCTATTATTCTTAGACGATGAACGTCATCCCGATGATGTTACGTGGGAAAAATTTCCCAGAGATTTGGTCACGTTCATCTTAAGAGATTTTGATACGTTCGTGAAGCAAGTCATGCAGTCGGGGATGCCTGCGTTCGTGTGCTTTGATCATGATCTAGGTGATCAGCACTATGAGGCTATGATAGCAGAAGCGCAAGGTCTTCCAGCAGACTATGGTCCTGAAAAAACGGGATATGATGCTGCTAAATGGCTAGTAGACTTTTGTGAAGATAATAAGCGAAAGTTCCCGAAGTATGTGGTTCATTCTAAGAACCCAATAGGGAAAGAGCGAATTATCGCATATATCGAGAATGCTAAGAAGCATCTAGATATCTAGAGTATGGAAGGTGGGCAGGCTGGTAATGCAGCAGATTGCTAATCTGTACAACCCGCAAGGGTTGAGTGGGTTCGATTCCCACACCTTCCGCCAAGATTTTAAAAAATAACAGTTGACATCGGTTACCCGTTTTGCTACAGTGAACTATAAGCTGAGAAAACGGAGTTACAAAGACATGAACAAGCATCGTCTGGTTACTATCAAAGGCCTGATTTATCGCGGTTTCGATATCGATGGTAAACTTTATGTTGTTATGACTCCTCTCGGCAATCACGGTGATTGCATCAGGGCTTAACATCATGTTATAATGCACCGGTGGCAGATTGGGAATGCGGTGGACTGCAAATCCGCTTCGTAAGTAGAGTAGGTTCGATTCCTACCCGGTGCTCCAAAACTAATGCGCTGATAGCTCAATGGTTAGAGCCGTTCGTAAGTTTTGTATAAATACATATAAGGAGAATTATATGTATACTGTTTACAAAATTACTAACAAAACAAATGACAAATACTATATCGGCGTTCATATGACAATGAACCCAAATGATTCATATATGGGTTCAGGTCGTGCGATCAAATCTGCTATTAAAGAATACGGTAGAGAAAATTTTATCAAAGAGATTATTTTTGTTACCGAATCTAAAGATGAAGCATATGCATATGAGAAGAAATTAACAGAAGATTTTACCTCACGTGAAAACTATAACATGCGATTAGGTGGAGTAGGTGGATTTACTAAAGAGAATGCACGTAAGGGTAATGAAGCATCACTGAAAAAATTGACAAAAGAACAATTATCCGAGAACGGTAAAAAGGGCAATCTAGCTGCTAGACCTAAATTGGACCTTGTAGGTAACGGAAGAAAAGGCGGTCTAGCTAATAAAGGTAAACCCAAATCTGAAGAACATAAACAAAAACTTCGTGATGCGTGGGCAATAAAAAAATTAAAGGCGAATAGTTCAATTGGTGGAACCTTCTGCTCATAACAGAATAGTTGTCGGTTCGAGTCCGGCTTCGCCTACCAAATTCTAGAAAGGAGAAGGCAATGGAATGGCCAAAAGTTGATGAAATGCTCGGTCAGACTTTCTCTAAGGTTTGGTCTGACAACGAGACGGTGACGTTTGAAAATGATGAGGTGCGTTATACGCTCTATCACTCTCAGGATTGTTGCGAAAATGTTTACGTCGAAGACATATGCGGTGACCTGGCAGATTTGGAGGGTTGGCCTATGCTAGTCTCCAGAGAAGATACGAGCGTTGATGGTCCGGAAATGAAAGACGAAGAAAGCTATACGTGGACGTTCTACAACTTCGCAACTTTCAAAGGATTCGTGACTGTTCGATTCTTCGGTTCTTCGAACGGGTACTATTCAGAAGAAGTATCTTTCAAGAAAGAGCTACTTGCTAATTGACAGGTTCAACTAACGAAAGAACTGATATGAAAGTCTATATCCTTATCAACCGCGAGATACATGGTTTATCCAGAATTATTGCGGTGTATGACAATCTTGCTGAAGCTGAAAAGCATCGCAAGAACCTAGATGATAACGAAGACTTTTTCGACGACAACAGCTATTCTATTGAAACACATAGCGTAGATACAAAGTTTTAGGACGTATTGGACAATTGGTTGGTCCAGCAGACTCTTAATCTGCCGCAGAAATGCCTTGTGAGTTCGAACCTCACTACGTCCTCCAATACAATCCCGGGCGCCCGGGTTGATGCATTTAGGTGCGGTGCGTTGTAAAATAGGCAGGTAGCTGCCGAGTGTCACAAATTTTTGAGTTGCCGATGAAGCTAGGTCGCTCCTAGACATATGGAAGTAATTACTCTTAGTAGATGTGATGTCTACCCATCGGCAAACGAAGCAATATAAGGAGAGCATCATGCCAGCAATGACATTAGCGAAGTCGGGCAAGCGTTATACTCATGAAGAATGGGTTAAGTTAGACGCTGACGAACGTATACAGCTTCTTAGCATGTATGGCCCGGGATATACGGACGAAGCGTGGAAAAAGCATTACGGCAATCGAAAGAAAAATAAATGAAACATAGGATGTACTGTATCTTTGCTAAGGAGAGCGTTCAGAAGATGAACGGTATCCGTGGCAAAATGTGTGCGCAGGCAGGTCATGCTTATCTACACGCATTTTGGGATGCCGAAAGACGGTTCCCTTCATATTACGGTGGCCTCGGCGGAGATTGTATTTCTGATGTAGATCACTATAAAAATAGTGATCATGCGTACAAGATCACTCTTATCGTAGATACCGTTGACGAGTTGAAGGCATTGCAAGAAGCATACAAGAATGTATGTGGCACTTCACTAGTGACTGATGCAGGTTTCACTGTATTCAATGAACCGACTATCACGTGCTTGGGACTTGGTCCGATTGCAGAAGATAACATCGGTGAAGATTTGAAAGCACTAAAGACGTTTACTTAATGACGGGGTAGCTCAGTTGGTCAGAGCGCCAGACTCATATTCTGGATGTCGAAGGTTCAAGTCCTTCCTCCGTTACCAAACTTAATGGCCGTGTAGCTCAGAGGAAGAGTGCTAGCCTGTCACGCTAGAGGTCGGGGTATCGTAATCCCTCACGGTCGCCATTTTTAATACCCGAAACACTGTACAACAGTGATCGTTTATACTATAGTCAGTAAATAAGAAGGAAACACACATGAAGATCAATCTACGCAAGGCCAACGCTATTCAAGTAGCGATCAACGAAATCGTCAAGGGCCTTGAATTCAATGCTTCTGCTAGCATTAACGAGTTCCAAGACGCTGACAAGGAAATTCTTGCTGCGTCCAGCAAGTTCAGCCGCAACCTCGCTCGGCGTGTTGCTTTGCTTGATGCCCTTTACGAGATTCGTAAGGCGGTTGCATCGGCAAACGACAGCGCAGGCATCGACGACCGTCTTGCTGACGTTGCTCGCCTTGAAAAGGACCTTCAGTTCTACAGCACGTATGCGAAGGCTTCGGTCATCACCGACTCTGCTGTGATTACCGGCAAGCTAGAGAAGATCCGTAACCGCAAGGAAGATGCTTATTCTTTCCGCGGCGAGACGGTCGACACTTCTATCTTTAACGAAAAGGTTCTTGAAAGTTTCAAGGGTATCGTTGCTTCTTCCAAGAAGCAGAAGCAGAAGCTGCAGGATGAACTCCTCGAGTTGAACGTCCGCACTGAAATTGAGTTTTCAGATGCAACTGTTGCTACGCTCACCAACGAGAACATTCTCTAAGGATCAAAGATGAAGATCGGTCTTAGCTATAGTCGCTGTGTTAAGGATATCGTTGAGGGTAAGGTCAACATCGATGATGTATTGGTGTTGATCGCCCGCACAGACTTTGATCCTACTAACGATGGGCAATGGAAGTCAATCTGGCAAGGGTATACATACGGCGGCGGGTTTAGCCATGTGGAATGGTATGGCTACACGGATGAAGATGAACAGAAATTCCGTGATGTAACTTTACAACTCTATAAAAGTGGTAAGCTGCATCAACCACGCAAGTTCGGGGCTCTCCCTTATCGTCGTCCGGAGATTTGGTTGGAGACAGTTCTTACTGACTCTGAGCTAGAGCGTAACCCTGCTGCTAAAAATGCATGGGAACAGTTTCAGATGATTGCTGGTCTAACCGACGTTAAGGTAGATCACAGTTATCGATGAGTTTGGTAGGTCGGCCCCTCTAGTAGGGGTAAACTACCCGGAAGGAAAAGAGAGACGAGAGTAGGCACTTACGTTTCAATTTATGAAACATTAAATTGGCGCTTGAAACGCTCCATACTAGCATGAGTCAAACCTGTTTTGTTGCATATTGTGGTTTGAGTATAAGTTAGTTTTTGCCCGTTGTCGCTTGTAAGTTGTTTGACAGGTTGTTCTCGTATGAGACACCGATGCAGATTGCACAGTCTATCACTTACTTTTTTCCTTCTGTATTTTTTTAAATAATAGGCAAAAAAGTTCTTGACATTGAGGTCAAGAATAAGTATATTGCGTAAATCAAGTCGAGAGATCGGCTTGACGTTCTTTGAAATTGTTAATGATATACTCATTAGATGAATACTGTTGGCGTAATGGGGAAGTGGTATCCCTCCCGTAAAGCGGTGGTCCTGGCGTTGGTTCGAATCCAACCAGTGTTCTTCTAATGAGTATAGGAATTGGGGGCATAGCCTCTTTAGGGTAGCAGGGAGTAATCTCTGTCAAAGCAAGGTTTCCTATAAACTTGCGCCAGCAATGGTCCATCTATGCAAGCCTGAGTTAGAGTTGACTCGCTTATGCGAAAGCAACTCCCGTCCATAGAAAGGCGGTAGGCAGTAAGTCAGAGTTGAAGTCCGAAAGGATAGGAACAGAGCCAGTCGGTGAGTTCTAAGAGGGTTGGCGCCCGAACTTCAACTAGCCAAACTGATGAATGCTGAATACTAACAGGTAGTTATTGAGTCAGACCTCGCAAGGAAAGGCAAGATAGCAATACAAACGATGAAGGGATGACCGGAGTCGTGAAGTATGATTGAGTATCCCGCAAGGAGAAAGATACTAGGTGTGTTGTATTCTGTATCTAACAAGATATGGAGCAACTGGAGCAGCACATCTTCGTAGGTTCGCAATTTGCATAATGGTAATGCAATTCCCTCTTAAGGAATCGATACAGGTTCAACTCCTGTATTGCACAACAAAAGCGAAAGACTGCTCCGGTGCTATGTGAAAGATGCTTAATACCTCACTCGAAAGGGAATGGGGTTCAGGGAAACTCGCAAGGTTGAACTGATTGTTCGGAAAGAAAGCGTAAGGGTTTAGCGACCTTGAACAGCCCGCAAGGCTGGCGAAAGATAGAAGGACGAATAGCATAGTGCGACGAGTCAAACGCCAGACTCTAAAAAAGGCAGCATTGAGTGATACTAGATGACTGTAAAAGGCTCTAGTGGATAACGGTAGAACGGTCCTCGCAAGGGATTCGGTAATGACCAAAGACACTCGCTACAAGCCCGTAATCTCAGGGTGGGTTATAAATAGACTAAATAATATTAGACTATTTTGATGAATACATTCGCAATCGGGACGCCGATGCTCATTGAAGTGGAGTAGGAAGTAGCTACCTAAGACATGGAGAGTTGGCTGAATGTGTTCTTCAAAATAGTTTATCGCGGGGTAGAGGAGTTGGGTCGTCCTCGCCGGTCTCATAAATCGGAAATCGTTGGTTCAAATCCAACTCCCGCAACCAATACTAAGCGGCATTAGCA